TGCCCCCGTTGTTACTAATAATGTATTAGATACACCAGCCATTATTAATTCGACAAGTGCTACTCATGCGAATAGTGGATATTTAGCTCCATTTGATGGAATTATATATCAACAAGATTCTTCAAATGATAATGAATATTTGATCGCACAAGTTACTACAACTATTGGATCTGCAGATGCGAATGGTGCCACAGGTAGTACATTTTACGATTTAAGTGAAGCAGGGTTATATGTTTCTAATACTAATATTTCCGCAACACTTGACCCATTATCTTTAATTTTATTTGCACGAGTAACATTTAGTACTATTAGAAAACATAGTGAACGTGAAATTGTTTTCATATGGTCCATATATTTCTAATATTATTATGTATAGTTGGAAAAATATTTCTTATTGAAATTAGAACAAAATTAAAAGATGTTTAGTATTTAATTAAAAATTAATGGGAGGACGATATAATGGCAATACCAATTTCTCCAGGTGTATATACTAAAATAATTGATCTTAGTACATACGTGCAGGCGGTTCCGGGAACTATAGGTTTTGCCCCAATAATTTCTAGAAAAGGCCCCGATAATAAACTCACATTTGTAGCTGGTACTGAAGACTTTACTTCATTATTTGGAAAACCAAATATTACTGATTATGGAAAAACATATGGTCAAGGACCGTATATTTGTTATAATCATCTTCAAGTATCAACTTCTTTGTATGTAATTAGATGTTTACCAGATGATGCAACTTATTCGAATTTATTTTTAGTCGCCAATACTGATGCGACTGCACGAATTGAAGTTGAATCACATGCATCACAAAATACAATAACTGAGTTAGATACTACTTTAGAAACTGTTGTGGGAACTAAAACTCCAATTGCATATTTTATATGTATTGGTCGTGGTGACTATTATGATAATATCGGAATTAGAATATCAGAACATGCGAATCCACAAGTTACAGGTATTTATATACTTGATGTATATGAAACACAATCAGATGGCGATGATCAAATAATTGAATCATTTGAAGTTTCATTTGATGAATTGGCATTAGATGACTCTGGTGAATCTGTATTTATTGAAGATATTCTTAATAGATATTCAAAAGTTGTTCGTTGTAAAACTAACACTGAAGGAATAGATGTAGTAGCAGTAAATAATTTAAATTATTCACAACCGTTCGCTACTGCAAATGCAGTCCATCTTGATGAAGGAAGTGAAGGGACATTAGTTAATATAGATACAGTTTCTGGTCGTGTAACTATAAATTCAACAACCGCAACTCAAATTCTTTCACAAGCATATATTGGTCTTATTGATGATGAAGTTATTAATCTTGATGATATTTATTTTACTCTTGTATGGGATTGTGGTTATCCAAGTGATGTTAAAACTGCAATATCTACATTAGTTAATGATATTCGTAGAGATTGTGTGGCTATTCTTGATAATGGTGATAATGCAAGTTATTCTGATACTATAGATGCGCGAACGAATACTCATACATTTAATTCTAGATATCTTGCACTTTATGAAAGTTATTCAAAAGTGTATGATGTGTTTACTGGAAGAGATATTTGGGTTTCTCCTGTGTATCATATGGCTAATTTAATTCCTTTGAATGATAGATTATATGAAATATGGAGACCTACTGCAGGATTTAATCGTGCAACAATTGATAAAATTAAAGAACTTAGATATAATCCAAAATTAGGTCAGAGAGATCAATTATATCTTAGTCAAATTAATCCTATTGTTAAATTTAATGTTGGGTATACTGTATGGGGTCAGTTAACATCTCAAAAGAAACCATCAAAATTACAAGATCTACATGCAATGCGTGCAGTTCTTTATATTAAAAGAGCACTGGAACAATTCTGTAAATTTTATATTTTCGAATACAATGAACCTGAAACTTGGAATTCAATTCAAGCTGGAATTGTACCATTTTTAGATTTTATTAGATCTAGAAAAGGATTGGAAAGTTTTTCCGTAGAAGTCGGTGCTACTGAATATGAAAAGAAAGCTAAAATCTGTCATGTCAATGTTACTCTTGTCCCAATGCCTGTGATTGAAAAAATTCAATTGAATCTATTTATTAAATAAGGAGGAATGACAAATGGCTAATACCTTTCAAAATTTTAAAATTATTGGAAATAATCGAGTGACCAGACGTTTTGGTGGTACTTCAACTGGCATTACGGCAGATCCGTATATAACTGGTTATCATTTTATTAGTTTTAGAACTCTTCCGACTTTTACTATGCGTGGGAAGACTGAACCTGAAATTACTAAACCTGATATCGGAAAAATACTTGCCGCATCTTGTCTTTCAGTAACTCCTCCAGGAGGAACATTAAATAAGACTGAGTTTACTGGATTAGGTGGAGTAAAATGGTCAGTACCAACTAATATTGATTATGGTAATACATTCACTGTTAAATTTTTAGAATATTCATCACTTCCGATTACATCAATATTTCATAGTTGGACTAATATGATAAGAGATTATCGAACCGGAATGACTACTATGGATAATTACAGTAAAGCTAATTATGTTGGAACTATGTTATATTGGACAACTAAACCGGATGGAAAATCAATTGAATATTATGCATGTTATACTGGAGTATTTCCTACTAAAGATCCACAAGATTTATTTTCTAGTGATTTATCATCAGTTGATAAACTTGAAATAGATATGGAATTTAATTGTGATTATGCATGGCATGAAGATTGGGTTTATGATGAATGTAAAGATCTTGCAGCAACATATTATAATGATAGAGGAATTCCAGGAATTGCAGTTGATGAAAATGCAGATGGTTAAATAATTAAATTACCGAAGGAGGGAATAAATATTTTCCCTCCTTTTTTAAATTTTTAGGAAATAATAATATACAATTTTTTAAAGGAGATTTCTATGGAAATTCTAAAAAGTATCTCGATCAAATATCCAGAATATTCAGTTGTCACTCCACAAACACTACAAGAATTCACGATAAGAAGTTTAACAGTTCAAGATGAAGAAAGATTGAAAGGAAGTTTATTAACACCAAATCAATTTTCAAAACATTTAAATTCTATTATATGGGATTGTTTAGTTAAAAAACCTGATGATATTAAAACTATAGATGAATTTCTAGATAAAATAACTATTAAGGATAGAGAAGCATTATTATTTGGTTTATATCATGTAACATATAAAGATATAAGTAATTATGATGTTGTATGTTCATCATGTAGTAAATCACATTCGATATCAATTAATATTGAAAAATCATTTACTATGGATGCATATGTAGATGAAGGTAAAGGGGGATTATTAAATCAAGAATTTCCCGTTCAATTACAAATCGCAAATAATATCACATCAATTATTAAACAACCAACATTAAGAAAAGAAAATAATTTAATGGGTAATATGATATTTAGTAAAAAAGAGAATATGGATATTGGTATTGAAATGTTAGTTGTTGATAAATTTCTTATTGAAGAAGATGATGGATCCGGAAGAAAAAGTGAATATTCAATGGAACAGAATATGTTAAGAATTTATAATCAATTACCATCTAAAGATAGAAAACTTATAAATAAAACATATATTGATAATTTAGGAATTTATGGAGTTTCAATAAAATCGCAAGTAGTATGTCCAGCATGCGGAGAAAGCGAGGTTATAGACATTGATCTTGTCTCACAATTTTTTCGCGCACTTTACGAATGATAAAATAATTGAACATTATATTAAAAATTTAGAAGAAAATATATTTTTATTAATGCAACAATTAAATCAATCATATCAATCTATTATGATGATGCCGATTGATAGATTTTATAATTGTTTAAAATGGAAAATTAAATTCGATGAACAAGTTCAAAAAATTCAAGAGGATGAATTGAATAAATTTAAATAATATTAAAACCCATAAAGAGTTATATTGATTATTATAATTCTTTATGGGTTTGATTCTCGAACAAAATTAAAAGAACTATTAATCAAAGGATTTAATATATGGCAACTGATTTAAAAAAATTTGAAATTTCTGTTACTGGAAAACGAGAAACTATTGCCGATTATACTGATGTGATTGTTGGTGCAGGAGATTATAAAAGAATTTTAAATATCAATGTTCTTATTAAATCATTAAGTAATCTTTTATTAACTCCATTAGGTTCATATCCATTTGATCCAGAATATGGTTCTGAATTATATAAAAAAGTCTGGGAATTAGATGATAGTGAAATATCTAATGAGATTAGATATGAAGTTATTGAACGAGTGAAATTATTTGATCCTCGTATTATAATTCAAGATGTAATCATTGAATATTATAATACATTAAAAGGATATCGAGTTGATGTTCTAATTAAATATGATGGTGATACTAGTAAAGTACAACTTGATTATGACCAAAGTGATTTCTTTGGAATGGAGTAAATTAATATGCAAAATTGGTTAAGAATTCATGATTATGCAAAACAATATTTAGAATGGACATATAAAACATATTCATCTCATTCTCCTGCATATTTATGCACTTATTATAATTTAGATCTTCCGAATAGTGTATATGATGGAAATATTTTAGATGCTGGTTCATATGAAAAAACTGGTAATAGATCAGGATTAAAATGGAGAAAGATTTTATTACTTCCAGTATATGGAATTGAACAAATACAACCTACTAAATCTGCGGAAGAAGATGGTGTAACAATGAAAACTCAAATGACATCATTTAATTTTCCGACTGAGTATTATATAAAACCAATGGCACATGATTATATTAAATTTGAACAAGATATATTAAAACCTACAAATAATCAATATCCGTTATATCAAGTTACTAATATAGAAAAGGCTACAAATACAGACAAATCATTTTGGAAAGTACAATGTCAAGTTGATTATAGACAAGAAGAAGATTTAGAAAATCATTTATCTCAGTTATGTGTATTCTTTGATTATAATAAAAAAATATATAACATACAAACGGCTACAACTCTTTATAAGTTATTAGAAAAAAATAGATCTCTTCAAGATATGAAAAAATATTTTGAGGTTAATGGCGGTTATTATTTTAATGGATAAAAAATTATGTTTGATTTAGAAAGTAAAGCGGTTGATATCTTAACCTCTAGAGAAGGTATACGAAATCAGATGATTACGTATGCAAAATCTTATCTAGAATTAGAAAATGTTGATCTGTATAAAACATCATTTCTTTCATATGTGATTAATGTATTATCTATTTTATCTGCGAACCAAATGTATTATACTGCATCTACATATAGAGAATTTTTTCTTACCGAAGCACAAATGCCTGAATCAGTATATAATCTATCTAAATGGATTGGTTATAGACCTAAAAGGGCGGAACCTGCAACTTCTGATATTTTATTAACAATTCCATTAACATTTAATGATCCTAATGTAAGTTTTGTAATTCAAGATGATTTTAAAGTTAAAAGTGGAGAGATTATATATACTATTAATAATCAATCAACTGTTAAAATTGACGATTCAGTATTACAATCTACTAGTAATGATATGAGTAGTAATGATATTGCGATAAGAGTATTGCAAAATAAAGCAGTTACAGTTAGAAATCCAAATGGATTTTTTTATAATGTAGTATATAATAATATTGAAAATACTGCATCATTTCTTTTACCGTTTACTCAATATGAAGTTAAAGAATTTATATTTCAAGTTCCTGTAGATTTAGAATTTTATCAATTTTGGTCTTTTAAAATAGAATATGAAGGGATGGATTGGCAGTTAAAAATATATGAAGAAGTTTCGGGGAACGCTCCTGGAGTTGGAGATGATGTTGCATGGGATGAATTAGATGAAGCAGAGAGTAATACATTATATACTATGTCATCACATGATAGAAATTATGTATGGGTTCCAGGACAAAATATTATTGAAGTGTTTTTTGGTAATGGAGTTATTGGAAAACAACCTAACCCTGGAACAAAAATTAAAGCAGTATTGTATATTACTAAAGGAGAAGAAGGAAGAGTTATTTCAGATACATTAACAACTCCAGATAAAATTTATTATGAATCATCAACTGGAATTTCTCCTGTGAAAATTACCACTACTAATCCCTCTTCTGCGATTGGTGGTAAAGATAGTCCTACTATTTCAGAAATTAAATCAAGGGCTATCGCTAATTTAAGAAGTAAAGGAAGATTTGTTTCTGAAACTGATTATCAAGATATTGATGAGATTTTACCATCTACTCCATTAAGTGGTGCCGTACCTGTATTAAAAAGATCTGATATTAAAATTAATGAAATTATGTTATTTAGTAAACTACAATTTCAAGATGAAATCTGTCCTACTAGAAATATAGTTTTGAATACTGATGGAACTAATGTTGTTCGTAATCTTATACCGGTTGGAACTAATGTAGATGTGGATGGAGTTGATTATGAAACATTATTTGCAATGGAATTAGATCATCAATCAGATATCGCTAATTATCAATATATTATAAGAGATATAAATGTCACTCCTGTATTAGAACGTTTAACTGATTTTGCAAAATATTGTTATATTATTATTAGTACTGTTAATTATAAAAGAATTGATCCTAGAAAAATTGGTATTACTACACAAGTTACTAATATAGAAGATGAAGTTACTGATTTCGAATGTACTATGACTACTATGTGGAATGGTAATACTTATAATATGACTACTGATTTAGATGGTACTGGAAATATTATTGATTTCTTTTATGAATATTCTGATTATTTAGATGTGCCATTAGGTTTACAAAAATTCAAATTCGAAATAACTGGTATGGTTCCATATGAAATTATATATGGGCCGAACAGTGGTAGTGGTAGTGATCCACCAGAAAGAAAGATAATATCAATATATGAATGTACTACATTAATAAGAAAAGATTTAAGAAATTTTATGATGAGTATGATAACTGATAGTACTGCAGTTCATAATGTACCAGTTATCAAAACTGAATATTTAGATAATGTTGATAGACAATTATTTGAATTAATATCTATACAAGGATTAATTAATAATATTAAAATCAATACCAAAAGAATGTTGACTGATTATATAAATATTAAATTTCCTGATACTACAGGTTTATTAACTAATATGAAATATAATGATCCTAATGTAACTGAAGTTATATCAAAAACATTAACAACAATTCCATTATCTCCTAATGTGGGTGATAGATATATTGTGAATGGAACAGAGAATGTTGGATGGGTAGAAAATATTAATAAAATTGCACAATTCACAACAGCATCTAATTGGATATTTTTTAATCCAAATATAAATGATACAGTAATAGTTAGTGATGAAAATATTAAATATGTATGGACTGGAAAAGAATGGTTCCAACCGATTTTTAATATTCCATTTAATATTACTGCTGTAATTACTAAAGATACAAATGTCTCAATCACTGGTTCAGCATTAGTTAAAAATATCAAAACTGCATTATTAGAAACATTCGCGATGAAATTTGGTTTAGATGTTAATATAGATAGATCAGAAATTATTAAAGTTATTAGAAGTATTGATGGTGTATTATATGCAAAATTATTTGATCCTAAAATAGATATTAAATTTACGTATAAAGTTCCTAATGATTTATCACAATCTGAGTTATTTGATTTTACTCCTCAAATGGTTGCATTTTCTTATGATACAATATCAATCAGTATTCAAAATGATGAAGATTAAGGAGAATTAATATATTATGTGGCGTATAACATTTAAAGGATTAGAGGGAAGTTTGATTGATTCCCGATCATTACGATTGTATATCGAGACCGCAGTTGGTAATGAATTGGCTGGTTTAGCCCAAGATTGTTATCTTCCTCGTATTTCTACATTATATAAAGAACTTTTACATAGGACGAATAGCGACGAAAAAGAATTACTTGCGTATTCTAAAAAGAAGTATAATAAACATAAATACAAATTACTTCATGATCCGTTCACAACTTTATTGATATTAATCACACAACATTTTCTTCGAGAAACAAAAGATATGGCAGCTGCTTTATATACGTTTAATTTACATGCGCTTAGAACTTATACTAATGTATCTTTTAAATTTATTCCACAAGGATGTAATGATGACTACTTTAAAGTGGCATTAGAAAAATTATCTTCATCCCATATATTTAGACAAAAAGATACTATTGGTAATTCAGTTATGTATTTTTCTAGGGCAGTCTTTGATAAATATAAAAAGGATTTGGAAAAAGATAATGCAGATAGATTATGGAAAATGATTTATGAAATAAGAACTAGAATAAATCAATCTTGTCGTTCTTTCTATGGTCACTATTATAAGGCTAAAGAAGATAAAGAAAAGATGAAAAGTAGGGGTGAAGAAGATATTTATGAAAAGGAAACATTAGAACAAAAGAAACATCAATTCGCAGATAAACTATCTAAAGATATTACTGTATATCATAAAGTAGATAGAAAAGCCACGGAAGATTCTAGACGTATTACTAAATTTAGTAGAGTGTATTCTGAAAAGTTTTCTAAAATAATTGGAAATCCTGAATATCAAGAAATGATTAATGTTTTATATATCCTTATGTTACGTCCAATTGATAAATTGGATATGGTTTGTTCTACTAAGTTCTTAGATTATATTAAAGCAATGATGTCTATTAAAACTAGTAATAAACCTGTATATTTTAAAAAGAATCTTATTGAATTACATGACCAATATGTTATACCCGCATTAGAATTAGATGATTGGTTTAATCATTTATCAGTACAAACAAAGAAAATTTCTAGAGATTTCTTAGCCTATTATCTTGCGTTGTTTATGAGAAATTATATTTGTTAAACTGCGTTATAGTCATCAGTAGTCATTTCTCCTAATCCCGCATATAATAATTCAGATTCAGCTTGTTTTTTTGTATCAACTCTTTCCCCCGTTGCATTTCTTTTTATTTCTTTTGTGTCATTACTTAATGCTGTTGTTGATTGTGGTGGTTCATTATCAGCTAATGTAAAAGATCCTTCAGGAACTGTCCAAATCTTTTTCTTATTTATTTCTTTTTCTCCTAACATATTATTATAATATTCTTTCAATGTTGTACTTGGAAGATCTGTTTTAGATGAATTCAACATAGTTTTATAAAATGTACCCATTTCTAATTTAATATCCATCATTCCTTGTCTTTGATTAAAGGCAATATCATTATTATCTCCACCTTTTACGACACTTAAAGATTGAATGAATCCTGCATATTCAGGAATTAAACCAGGAACTTTAAATTTACATACGTATGGCCATTTAAACCATCTACCATCTTCGGATGAAGGAACTA